AAAGAGCTGCACCCCGGCCAGAAAGCCATCGCCGACCACCCGGCCCGGTTCCGGGTCGTCATGTGTGGCCGGCGGTTCGGGAAGTCGGCCTTAGGCATCCGTCTGGTCTGCGATGCCGCGCTCAAAGGCCAGCCGGTGGGGTGGTTCGCCCCCAGCTACAAGCTGGCGCTGGAAGCGTGGCGGGAACTGGTAGTGCGACTGGGACCGTTAATCGACCGGCAGTCGGAGCAAGACAAGCGGTTGGAACTGAAAACCGGCGGGGTGGTCGAGGTCTGGACCTTGGACAGCCCTGACCCCGCCCGTGGACGTAAATACGCGCTGGCCGTCATCGACGAGGCCGGCATTGCGAAAGATTTGCTGGCCGTCTGGCAAGCCGCCATCCGTCCGACCCTGGTTGACCTGGGGGGTCGAGCCCTCATCCTTGGTACGCCCAAGGGTCGGCGGCATGGCTTTGTGGTCCTGTTTCACCGCGGAGAGGCAGGGGATGACCCGGACTGGGCCAGCTTCCGGGCCAGTACGCTGACCAACCCCTACATCCCCGCCGAGGAAGTCGAAGCGGCCCGAAAAGAGCTGCCGCCCGAGATTTTCCAGCAGGAGTTCGAGGGTATCCCGACCGACGATGGCGCGAACCCCTTCGGGTTAGAGGCCATCCGCCAATGCGTCGGCGAGCTGAGTACCGAGCAGCCGGTGGTCTACGGAATCGACTTGGCGCGGTCGATGGACTACACCGTGGTCTGTGGGCTGGACCCGTGGATGAAGGTCTGTGTCTTGGAGCGCTGGCAGTCGCCGTGGGCCGAAACGAAGACCAAAATTGCAGAGATGGTCAAACAAGTCCCCGTCGTGGCCGATGCCACGGGCGTGGGCGACGCGATTGTGGCGGATTTGCAGACGATGGGCCTGTCGGTCAGTCCGCATGTCTTTACCCAAAGCAGCAAGCTGCGCCTCATGCAGCGCCTGATTGCGGTCTTTCAGGCCAAGGACCTGACCATCCCCGAGGGATGGCTCCAATCCGAGCTGGAGGCGTTTGAGTTTACCTACACGGCCAACGGGGTCAAGTACGAGGCCCCGAAAGGCTACCACGATGACGGCGTGATGGCGCTGGCCTTGGCCATCCACGGGTGGGACCGGGTCCAGTGCGTGAAGCCCGATGGCTCGGTCCCCCCGCCGTCCCTGATTGGCAATGACCCCCATGTGGCCGAGAAGGACCACACCCCGCAGTCCCTCGCGACCGTGGGCGATTTCACCTCGCAGTTGCCCTCGGAGGGCTGGTAAATGGACAAGAAGGCCCGGTTTATGGAGGCGGTCGCCCAGAAGGTCGGCAAGCGCACCCCGATGATGAAGCGCAAGGGCGGCCCGTCCGTCCTCATCGCCATTGGCGCCCCGAAGCCCGGCCCGATGATGGAGGGCAAGATGGGCAAGGACAAGGCCGAGGAGATGGACGGCGAAGAGAAGATGTCGAAGGCCGACAAGATTGCCGCGCTCCAGGAGAAGATTGCGTCCTTGAAGGCCGAGCTGGCCCTCCTCGAAGACGAGGATGAGGAGATGGACGACGAGATGGAGATGGAGAAGGACGAGCAGGAGTACGAGGACGAGGACGAGGACTGAGCCATGGCGAAGTCCCCGGCCTGGCAACGCGCCGAAGGGAAGAACCCTGAGGGTGGGTTGAACGAGAAGGGGCGGGCCAGCTTGCGCGCCGAAGGGCGGAACATCAAGCGGCCCGTGAAGGCAGGGGAGGCCAAGCGGTCTCCAAAAGCAGCAAAGCGCCGGGTGGCATTTTGCCGGCGGATGAAGGGCATGAAGGCCAAACTCACCAGCGCGAAGACGGCCAACGACCCGAACTCGCGCATCAACAAAAGCCTCCGGGCTTGGGACTGTAACTAATGGCAGCGACCCTCCTCAAAACCAACACCGTGGCGGCCTCCACCGCCAACGCCGCTGCAACCGTCAGCGGCTTCCCGTCGCCGGGCGAGGTCGCCGTGCAGCTCGTCGATGCGACCGAGGGCGGCACCTGGTCCGGCACCGTGACTTTCGAGGCCACGGTTGATGGGACCAACTGGGTCTCGTATGAGTTGTATCCGACCACCGACCTTGGCGCGTCGGCGCTGACCGCCACCGCGACGGCCGATGGCGTGTTCATCGGGAAGTCCAATGCGTTCTCGGGCTTCCGCGCCCGTCTGTCCACTGCCACGTCTGGCACCGTCAACATCACTGTCCGCTACGCGGCCTACTAACCTCCAGAGGAATTACACATGTCTTTCGTTGAGTACAGCAACGCCGATGCCGCCAAGATGGCTTTCGTCAATGCGATGTCGGGGCTCGGGGTGGATACGACCGTCTCGGTCGATGCCAACGCGCTCCTCTTCGCGCAGGCCGCCAACTCGGCGTCCGGCGTCCCCGTGACGCAGGGCGGCCCGGGCACGCTCGGGACCGGCACCATCCTGAAGCAGTCCATCGCCAACGTCGGCGACCTGATTGTCACCTCCATCCTCGTGGACCTCACGGGGCTGAACAGCGGCGGGACCGCTGGCGACATCATCGGCAAGAACGGCACCGGGGCGGCCTACATCTCGCGCCTCTCGGCCGCGAACGGCACTATCACTGCGATTCGCATGACCTGCCTCGAGACCCCGGCGGGCGGCGACACCGACCTTGACCTCTACTCGGCCACCGAGGGGACCGGGGTTGAGGATACCGCCATCACGGCGCTCACCGAGGTCCAGCTCATCAACGCCGGGACGCAGTCGTCCGGCACGGTGACGGCGGCGGCGTCGATGCCGGCGGCCACCACCGACTATCTCTACCTCGTCGGGCAGGGCACGTCGAACGCGACGTACACGGCGGGCAAGCTCCTCATCGAGCTGTACGGTATCTAATGCTGGCACATCTGCTCTGGGCTGCCGTCACGGTCTACGCGATACGACAGATTGGAGACATTGCAGTGCGGTTCGCTCCTGCTTGCCCAGAGACCGCACTGCCTCCCGCTCCGGTAGAACTGCCCGACGACTTGGTCGCGGTAGCGATGCAGGAGCGGGAGAGTTGGGCCCAAGAAGAAGTCCTCCGCGCGATTCGTGAACGGTACGAAGAGCTTCGTGATTGGAACAAGGTCCGCGCTGCGGTTGGCGTGGGCCGTATCGACTAACCCATGACTATTCCCTACACCGACGCGCTGCTGGACGATGCCCTGGTGCGGGCGATGGAAGGCTTCAGCAATGAGCCGACCGACCCGAACACGCAGGTCGCGCCGAATCCCCCGGAGGATACGGGCCGGACGCCGACCGAAGATATGGCGGCGTTGCAGCGGGCGCTGTATGGGGCCGATTTCCCCGGCGCGGACCCGGCCACCGAGAACGAGATGTCGGCATGGGCCAGCTGGACCCGTGGCCTCTGGGAGTCCCGTCGGGAGGCGGTGCAGATGCACCTCCACTTGGTCGAACGGAACCGCTTGTTCCGGGCTGGCCAGCAGTGGATTTCGGCCAATGGCCTGGGTCCCTGGCGCGAGCCCGCCCGTCCGCGTGATGCGGCCCGGGTCGTTTACAACATGATGGACAAGGCGCTCGACCAGCGCCTCCAGATTCTCGTGGACCAGCGGCCCGGCTTTACGGTCACCCCCGTGACGCAGGACCCGGACGATAAGCGCAAGGCGCAGGCCCAGCAGCTCTCGCTGGAGTACCAGTACGAGCAGCTCCAGATGCCACGCCTCTCTCGTGAGGCCGCCTTCTGGTCGCAGACCGACGGCGTCTCGTTCTGGCACATGTTCTGGGACCCCGACCGTGGGCCGTGGGATGAGCGGCTGGGCGAGATGCCGGGCCAGAAGAAGCCCTTGGGCGACATCGGCTGCCAGACGCTCCGCGTCGAGCAGGTCCGCGTCAGCCCCAACGCCACCGTCTCCCAGATGCCGCACTGGGTCGTGATTCGGGAGGTCATCTCGCGTGCCGAGGCCGCGTTCCGCTACGGCGTGACGGGGCTGGACGGCGCAGATACCTCGATGGGCTACGGCGACGGCGGCCCGGCCTACTCCGGCTCCGAGGGCATCGGGAGCTGGGTGCTGACCCAGACGACCATCGGCGAGGGCCAGCGGCTCCGGGACGAGGATGTGACCGAGCGGTTCACGGTCTACATCGCCCCGCACGCCGACGCGCTGCCGGAAGGCTTGCACCTGATTGTGGTGGGCGACACGGTGGTCTTTGGCCCCGCGCCGCTCCTCTGGAATACCATCCCCGTGGTGGCGATTCGAGATGGGTCCAGTGACCCGTCCTACTATCCGCGTCCGGTGATGGAGCAGTGGATTGACCACCAGATGCGCATCAATGCGCTGCTCTCCAAGTGGGTCGAGAACATCCGCGTCAACGCCGGTGGGCGCTTCCTGACCCGCCCGAACACGATTGCCACCGAGACGTTTATGGGCGGCGTCACCTCGATGATTGAGATTCGAGGGGCGGGGCCGATGGGCGATTCCATCCAGCCGGTGCAGGGCTTCTCCGTCGGCAACGACGTGAAGGAGGCGCTGGCGCTGGAGAAGACGGCCTTCGAAGACGCCTCGGGCTGGAACGCGGTCAGCCGTGGGCAGGTAACCGGTGAGTCGGGCCGTGCCATCATCGCCAGCCGCGAGCAGCTGGAGCGGGTGTTCAGCCCCGCCGTGCAGGCGTTGGCGCAGGCGTACACCGATTGGTGTAAGGTCTGCATGGCCGGGATGGCATGGGGCTACGATGTGCCGCGTGCCTTGGGCGCGGTCGGCAAGGGCCGGCCGGACCTGGCCCGGGCGGTCAGCACCACGGACTTCGACGGGCAGTCGGATGTCCGCGTGGAGCCGGCGACGCTCATGCCGATGCCGATGGCCTTCCGGCTCTACCTGCTCGACAACTGGCTCCAGACCGGCGTGATTGACGCGAAGGAGTACCGGCGTCGGCAGATGTTCGCGGTTGCCAAGGACATCGCCACGCCCGACGAAGACCAAGAGGCCCGCGCCAAGCGGGTGGCCGATGCCCTGCGGATGGGGCTGCCGGTCCCCGACCTGCGCTGGCAGGACAACGAAGCGATTCATCAGGACGTGCTGGAGCGGGAGATTCTGCTTCAGGACGACTTGGACCCGACGATTATTGCCGCCGCGCAGGAGCGGTGGATTGCTTTGGCCAATCAGGCCACGCAGAAGCAGGGGGGCGGCGCTCCACCGGCCATGGGGCCGGCAGGCGGTCCCCCGGCTGGCCCTGGCGCCGCCAGTGTGCCCTCTCTCCCGCCGAGTCAGCTGCCACTTGCGGCCGGGAATCCCCCTATCGGCGTCGCGCCTATGCTCCAGCAGGGGCTGGCGGGTGCGCCGGAAGCGGAGGTTGCCGCGCAGCAGGCGGACATCCTGTCTCGCCAATCGTAAGGAGTACCGATGGACATCAGTGCCGCGTTGTCAGAGGCCGCCGAGGCCGCGATGCAGAGCGTTGCGACGCCTGCCCCCGCGCCAGAGGTCGAACCAGCTGCCGACGAGCCCAAGGAAACGGCTGCACCAGCCGCCGAATCCGAGGAAACCGCCCCAGAATCCGAGGAAACAGAGGCGGACAGCGAGGAAACCGCTGAACCTGAGGAGGCCGTTGACCTCCCCGAAGGGTATGTGGCGG